TCAGTAGTGCGCTCCAAAATCATTTGATAACGAGCCTCTTGCTGTGCAGCAATCAACGCATTACCTTTAAGTTTGTCCAACCCTTGAGCAGCCAACATAGCGTTAACCTGCTGTTGCTTCATAGCAACACCAAACTTTTCAATCGGGTCATACTCTCCACGGAAAGTAGCCGTCATAGCGGTCAACGCTTCTTGAACATCGTAACCATAAGTGCTAGCCATATCAGCAGCAAGTTTGGTCATCGTCTTAGTATGCTCAATAACATTCTGCATAGGCATACCAGTCTGCTTAAACACAGAACCAATAAAAGTCACGGCTTTAGCAGCATCAGCCTGACTCATACCCATAGACTCGCTGGCCTTCACAAACTCCATAACTTGCGAAGTGCTATCTTGAAAAATAGTCCTCAAACCAGTCATGTTCTGCTGTAAAGCAGCAGCAGCCGTAACAGACTGCTTAATAAACGAAACAGCACCAGCACCAACAAGCGCAGAACCAATCCCAGCAACCGCACTCTTACGCAAATCACCAAGTTTATTCTTCACAGAATCAAGAGCGCCAACAGCCTTCTTAACGCCAGAATCGTCAAACCCTGTAATCAGGGGAATAATAATACTGCCAGCCATTAACGACTCCTCAACTCACGATTAACAATATCTATGTAATGATTCAAAGTCACACGAATATTGTCTTTAGCAGCAGGAAGCCCCTGCTCCGCTTTAGGCCAAACAAAATGCGAAGCCTTATGCCCAACCACATTATTCAACTTAGAAATCATCGCACGACCCTGCCGACCCGTATTACGGTGAATACGACCAGCAATAAAAGTTCCCTCAGCAGTATGGTAAGTGTAACGATAACCAACCTGCCCCTTATACTTACCAAACGGCACAGTAGCCTTATTACTGCCAGTGCCTTTAGCCAGCGGGCGTTTACCAACCCACGCACCCGACTTACCAGCCATATCAGCCATAACCGTAGCCGCTGACGAAACAACAATCTTCGCCAACGAAGTCCTACCAGTAGGACTCTTACCACGAGGCACTTTAGTCGAAATAACAGCCGAATTCGCTTGCTTCCCACGCCCCCAAGCCAAACGCCCAATCTTATTCACATCAGGGCGCATACCACGCAACGGAGAAGCAACAGGAATACCCTGCCGAACACTCTTACGCAAAGGGTCAGCATCATTACGAATGTTCTTACGCATCTCACGCAACAACGCAGGGTCAATCTGGCGCAAAACCTTAACCAAATCACGGTAATCCGTGACAGTCATAGTCAACCCTTTAGAAACCTGCACCATAAAACAAGTTTACCAACGCAAAAACCCCCCATTTCTGAGGGGTTTCGCAAGGCAGATTCGCTAAAAAGAGCGACCCCGCATCTCGAACTCAACATACTTTTGAAGCGTAAACAACATACGCTCGTCAAGAAGCAAGAGTTCATTCGGGCTAATCCCCGTTTCACAGGCAATCATAGCGATTATCCAATGAGCCGAGGACTCACCCAAGCCAACTATTTTGGGTCAGACTCACTGCCAGTCACAGTGTCAACCAAATCAAGCCAAGCATCAAACTCAAGGCTAGTTTTCTTAACACGACTCAAACTGTGCCATGCAAGCCACAACAAGTGACCAATCTTAGAATCGCCCTTGCTGAGAGTAGTGACACTAACATCAAACTCTCGCTCGAAAGCAACAAAATCGGCGGCGTTGCAAACCACATCTTCGGCAGTGCCGTCATTGTAAGAAAGGCGTAGGGCAATCTTCATAACTAATCCTTAAACAGTTCCTCGAACCACAGTACCAGTGGTAGGCCAAGTAACGCTAAAGCCAGCCAAGTCACCAATGTTAGCGTTTACCGGCTGGTAAGCGTTAATCAATACTGTAGCAGTATACTTCGGGTTAGTAGCCGAAACAGTAGCCGAGGTAGGCACAATAGTTACAGTAGCAATGGTGTTGATTAGCGGCCAAATGGTAGCATCAACCGAGCCAGCAGCAAAATCCTGATAGAAGTCCAACTTTACAGAACCCGAAACAATACCGCCAACGACAGTCTTGTAAGTGTTACCAAAAGTAGTGGATTCAACCTCGTTGCTGGAAACATCAAGAGTAGCGGCGTGAATAGACTGGCTAAGGTCAGTGCCATTCAGCGTAATCTTGAAATCAGTAGCGACAAACTTTGCCATCTATGATTCTCCTATTTTGAGTAAACTTTGACTGCGAAAACCGCTGCCAAGTATGTATTTTCACCGAAAGAAGCCTGACCATAACTGGTCAAACCAGTCACACGACAGTCCTGAACAAGACCACCTAGTGTCCTATCTAATTCTATCGCTGACTTTACGCTAAACGACCCTGCCCCAGAAGCATACGCATCCAACGAATCCTGCCCAATGCGTTCACTCGTAACACGCTGAACAAGAATCGTCACATCAAAGTCATACTCATCCATTCCCCTACCAAAAGTAGAGTCATAGTTGATTGAGTTAGGTTCAACAAACGCACAAGGCGGATTAGGGCTATCAGGCACATACGCTGTAACACGCAACCCTTGAATAGCAGACAGTTTAGACGCTATCGCTGACCTAATGTCTTTAACGGTAGCCATTACGCTCCAATATTTATACGGCGGTAAGGTTCAACCAACTGCTTCACATCAGGGTCTAACTGATTAGAAACCCTAATCAAACCCATGTCACCAAAACCCATAACGCCAGTAGGCGAATCGTTACGCTTATAGATACGAGCCGCCTGAATGATACAAGCCTGAGTAATCGGGGCAGGAACTTCAGCCCAACCCCAACGACCAGTCACCCTAACCAAAGCATTACCGCCAATAGTCGGGAACAAGTAACGCCACAAAGCACGAATACCAGTAATAGGCGAAATGATACCGTCAGTCGGATAAGCGGCGTTTAACGGTTCAGTCTGATAGTCACCATTGTTTTGATTAGGGGTAGCGTTAGCCCAAATCGTGTCATAGTTACCGTTACTTGTAACCGCAGTAGCAACCTGCGTCACTTGCTGGCAGTCATCAATAGGACAAAAGTAAGGGTCACTAGCAGCAAAAAAACGACTAGCAGTTCCCATGTCGTAAAACACTCGTGAACAATAGCCGTCAATCAGCCTAGAAGCGGAAGCAATCGCTTGCTCGATAAGAGAATCGTCTACAGCGTCAGGTATGCGTAGGCTCTCTTTGACCTGAGCGATAGTCGCATAAGTATTTGCAGTAGCCATAAATAAAGTTTATCAGCCAGCCATGCGCCGTTTAATGTCAGTAGTGCTGATGCCGTCAGTGTAAGGAATGTAACACAACCCAATGCCACGCTCATCAAGCCAAGACTGCGTAAAGTTCATTTGGTCATAATAGTTGCGTCTAGCCCAATCACTACCAATAACAATCAAATCAGGGTTTACCAAATCAATCGCTATACGGCTATCAACGCCACCCACATTTGCTACGACCTCATCAACATAACGACAAGCAAGCAAAACTTCCTTGCGTTCCGCAAAAGTCATTACAGGGGACTTACCCTTATAGTCGGCAATAAACTCATCAGTGTTCAACGACACAACAACCCGACCATAGCCAGCGAGTTCTTTACAGCGTTTCAAAAACAATGCGTGGCCGGCGTGGAAAAGGTCAAAAGTGCCTCCAGTGTAAACAACTAATCCCATCGGTTAGCCCTCCTAATCGTCAAATCCCAGAAACCCTGCCCAAAATCATTATCGGCACACTTGCTCTGAAACAACCTCATGTTGTTGTCATAAGACACATTATTTGCTGAATGAAACCCGCTATTCAAAGTAGACGAGTTGTCGTGATGAACCTTAGCGTCAATAGTTTTAATCTCTACCCCCGCCTCAACAACCCTACGCTCTAAATCGTTATCGTCAAAATAAAGCGGATAAAAACGCTCATCATACAAACCCACTTTGGCAACCATACCCTCACCAAAAACAGGCGCACTCCATTTAGGTTGACAATCAACAAAGTTCAAAGCATTAGTATCCACATTCGCTTCAATCTTCGCTAAAGCACCCGACTCAAACCACGCATCATCATTCACCAACACCCAATAAGGCGCATACGGCGTGGATTTGATAATCAGATTCCAAGCACCAACCAATCCCAAACCATAAGGAACACGGATAACCCAAAGATTAGCCACCCAGTCAGGTTTCTTCGGATTCCAAGACGCTGTGCCAGAGTTGTCAACGATAACCAAATGTTCAACGGGATAATCAATAGATTCAAGCAAACGGTCAGCAAGGTCAAACCTTTTCAGAGTCGCAAAACCGATTACAGGAATCACAGCAAAGCCGCCAAAACAGGCTTCCAATGCTCCTTATAGACCGTATCAGCGTCATAACGCTTCATACCCTCAATAGCCTTCTCAGACCTGCCACGACCCCTAGCATAAGCGTTCTCCAACGCCTCCACAATAGACTTCACATTCGGCACAAAAAACCACGCCAACTGTGCAGGGTCATACAACGGCTGACCATCAACCAGCCAACCATCAGCAACCAACTCAGGCGAAGCAGCAAAATCACTCACAATAACAGGAGTGCCACAAGCCTGAGCCTCAATCGTGCCAACACCAAAACCCTCACCATACGAAGCACCCAAATAAACATCCATGCCCGTATACAAGCCAGCCAAAGCCGTCTGAGGCAACCCATAACGGTAACTCACTTGGTCAGCAAACACAACCTGCTCAGTAGACAAACCAACCGCCTCAGCAACATTCGACAGATTCCATCCACCAAACGCACCAAACATATCAGTATGCAAATAAATCTTCGCATCAGGCTTATCCTTAGCGAAAATACTAAACGCCAACAAGTTCTCAGCAAACGCTTTACGATGCACCAAACCAGAAGCCTTATTAGCGGCGTTCATACCAACAACAAAATCAGTTTCGCTCAAACCCATAAACTTACGGACAGGCACACCCTCAATACGGTTAGTCGGTTCGAACACTTGTTCGATAGCGTGAGGCACATAAAACGAATCAACACCCGACTGCTTCATCAACTCATGCCCATACATAGACATAGCCAACGGAGTCACATTCGGTTTACGCAACCACTCCAACACCATAGGCGGAATAGGTTTATGGTCTACAGGAGTCCACGAAGCAATCGGAATCTCGTCATACTTAGCGCCCTTCAAAACCCAAACATCATACAAAGTCACCAGCAAATCCTTCTGATTAGGATGCGACAACTTATGATGCTGATGATTCAACGGCGTAATGTCATTCGAATACAAGTCCGCGCCACGAGCATACTCAGGAATCTTCTTACCCCCAACAGTAACCTCACCATTAGCGCCCTCACGCCCAAAGTTACTCAAAACAGCACAATCATAGCCGTCACGCACCAAACGCTTCAAAACCTGTGCAGACTGCATCCCATACCCAGTCGCAGCAGACGGACTGTTACTAAACCAACTAATCGTGCCTTTACCCATTACAACTCCTCAATGTCTAAACAAGACTATAAGAAAAACAGGCAAAAAGAAACCCCGCCAACTCCTACGCAAGTCAGCGGGGTTTCCGTCAATACAGACTAAGAGGCAGCGCCCTTGAAGCCCTTAACATGGCTAGTCTGAATCAGGTTGCCGTCACCACGCCAAGTGTAACGGAACGCAATCTGGTCGTTAGCAAAAGCGTAGTCGTTCGAAGTGTCAAGACGGATACCGCCAACCTCACGAACAAAATACGACTGCAAGTCACCAAACAGCACCGACATAGCGTTGGTAGCAGGGGCGGCAAGGTCAGGGTTCTCGTAAATGTTGTAGCCCAACAGCAAGTCATACTTGTCAGCAGACAGGCTCGGCTCGAACAAGTAACGACCGTAGCCATCCTTCAACTTACGAGCGTTAGCGATAGCGGCACGGTTCATCTGGAAACCAGCACCCGGCGCACGGCGAGCAACAGTGTCAAGGCTGTAAACCAAGTCAATGATGTTGTCGGCAGTGAAAGCACCCGAAACACCAGTTCCACCAGTAACACCAGTACCAGCCACAGTTGCAAGACCAGTAGGCTGAGTAGTTCCAGTTCCGTTGGTTAGAGCAGCGTTAATGCTACCGCCAAGACCAACACCAATCTGGTCAGCCAAGAAGCCCTGAAGGTCTACAGCCGAGTCCTCTAGGAGTTCACGAGCAACGAGAATAAGTCCACCGAACTTCCACGACTGTAGAGTCTTGAAAGCGTTGAATCCGGGGTCGCTCGAAGGCAGAACCGAACCAGCAGCAGTAAGCGTACCAGTCGAGTAGGTGTTGTTCGAAGGAATCTGTAGAGGCTCACCCGAAGAAGTGCGAAGCATCTTCGAAGTAGCCAACATAGGGCCAACAAACTGTGCCTTCATAATAATCTGGTCATAGAACGAGGTTGGCACAGGCGCACCAGTGGTGGCAGGTGCAAGCGCACGGCTCTCGTAACCAGCAACAAGTTCACGGCGCTCGCCACGGGCAAGTGCGCGAATCTCGTCATTTACCGAACGACCAGCAACAGGGGCAACAAAGTTGCCAGCGACCTCAGCAGCACGGCTCTCACGGTCAGCAAGTTTCTGGAAATCTTCAATGAGTGCGGCACGGCGGTCAAGTTCAGCGGAAAGAGTCTGGAACTTCTGTTCCTCCTCACCAGATAGTGCGCGCTTCTCAGCCTCAGCAGTTTCAATAACTGCCTTAGCCTCGTGCCACAACTTCTGGCGTTCCTCGACCTGTGCCTTCAAGTATTCAGACATTTTTATCCTATTTTTGAAGTAACAAAGGGAAGTCACCTACCGCGCTGACGCAGTATAGGCTATGGCTCGCGTTAACGCAACACCATAATTTAAGTCTAATAGGCACTTTACATAAAATGAATGGCGGGCATCGTAATCAATAAAGACCCCTATCAGCCAACAGGGAATGACGCATTTCTGCGTTGTAGGATTCGAACCTACCCGACTTAGCCCGCCTACAAGGGTGAGGATTTAAACCTCTCACGACCACTTCGCCACTTGCAACACAAACAACATAACACAAAACTTTAGAAAAGTAAAAACCCCGCTGAGGAAAGGAAATAACTCAGCGGGGTCAAACACGCAGGGTGGACATGGGGGAAATCACTTCCCTGCGGTGATTTCTACAGACACATGGGGGAAAGCCTGTAGAAAGATTATTCAGTTGTTTCAGTAACCGATTCTACAACAGAAACAGTATCCGTTGCAACCTCAGTAACCGAGGCTTCAAGACTATCCAAAGTTTCCCTCACAAAACCCACATCAGGGTAGTTAGCAAACTCACGAACAATCTTTACTGCTTTAAGTATGTCACTCTTACTAGCCATTGTCAAATCCTTTTCGAAATAAGTTCAAGTTTCTTCTGCTTCAAATCCAGCAAAGTCTGTTCAGGAGCATCATTAATCTCCTCAATCAGTTTATCAACCACAGACTTCACCAAAACGCCCTCATCCTCAGACAAAGACTCGCCCTGCTCCAACTTAAACAAAGCGTCAGCCAAAACATTCGTATCAAGGCTACGAACCTGAGCAGTAGTAGACATATAGGCAGGGAAACTCACAATACTAACCTCATGCAAACGCACAGAGTTCAAAGTGCGAACACTATAGTCCTCGCTCCAAGAATCACCATTCTTAGGCACAGTAAACCCAAACGACATATTCGCAACATCGCCACGCTTCAACAAAACAGCAGTGTCACGACCCAACTGCGTATCAGGCAACTGAGCAATAGCCTTCAAACCGCGGTTATCCTCAATCAGCGTCAAAGTACCTGCGCGGGTGCTACCAAGAACCTGTCCAGTGTCGTGATTCCACAACAGTTTAATGTCATTTCTGGCCTGAAGGCTACGCTTAAACGCACCCGGCGCAACATATTCCGTAAACTGTCCACCGATAGGCTGCGAAGGGCTATTGAAAACAGCGGCATACCCTTCAAAAGTCATACCGTTGCTTCCCTGCACCTCGCGCAGTTCAACCTCCGCATAAGAAACACGAGTTTCAAGTTTGCCCGAACGATTCTCAGGCATACGAATCTCTTGCGTAGGCTCAAGACGGCGCAAAATCATTTCAGCAGCCTTAACCCACTTAGTTTTAGCGGAATTCTGTTCAACCACAGGCGTACCATCCTGATTAGTGTATGCGGAAGGAATGTCCTGCACCTTATTAGGGTCAATAGGCTCTGCACCCTCATCGCCCTCGCCAGTAGTAGTTCCCTCAGCAATAGCAACAATGTCAATCTTGTAGTTGTCAGCGAAATCATCGCCAACAATCGAACGCAACTGCCACTCCCACTTCTGGTGTTGGTCTTGTCGTTCAGCCAAAAAGTTCAAAATGCCTTGTTCTTCAAGTTCATCCGCAACCGCAATAGCGTGAACAATGCACTCGATAACATCTTGATTTGAAATGTAGAGGCTACGGCACATTTCCATAGCGTCATTAGAGTCAGTAGGAGCAATCTCGTCAGCAGACTGTATAAAGTCCTGTAGACGGAACGGAGCGTTAAACCCTAGTTTGCGAATGTTCTCAGCAATCGGGTCAATCGAATTGTCGGCATCCTCATAAATCTCACCAAAAAACTCGTGAAACTGTGCAAAGTTAATGCCACGAATGTTCCAGTGAAAACCGTGAGCCATAAACTTGAATGTAACTACATCGCCAAGCAAGTCGGATAGGCGCAACGCCAAATCTTGTTTAGTCGGAGCAACCATATTCGGGGTGTTAGGGTTTACCATTTCTCGTCTAACTGGTAGGTTTGCAGGGTCAATCGCGTCAATGCCGAGCGAAGCGTATGCATCTCTCGCACCACCATCGTTATCAACGGCATAAACGACATCGTAAAGTTTCAACAGCCTCTCAGCGGTAGCCTTTTTAAACTCGATACTTCTCGAATACGACCCCAAGTTGTTCATAATCAACTGGTCATAGTCAATACCAAGTTTACTCAACTGTTGTTTAGTGTATTCACGGTCTTTTTCCAAACGACCTGTGACAAGCAAGATAGCAATTTCTTGTTCAGAAACCCAGTCAGCCACATCTTGAATAATGCGCCCATTATGAATCAAAGTGTCATCAATGTCGCAAATAATCGCACGATTAATGCCTGTAGCCCGCTTACCTGTCATTACTGCACCCCATAAACCGAACTAGGGTCATTAGGGTCAATGCTTGCAACCGACTGCAACGCAGTAACAGGAACGCCAGTATGCGGAATAGTAGGCAATCCAAGAGCCGCCAACGCTTCCTCTGGCGCAAACCCTGAAGCAACAAGTTTCTGCAACATATTGACCTTTTTCTCGTCAGCAACAAGGTCAGCAGCGTTAATGTTCACATTCGCCAACGGAACACGGTAAACATCTCCACCCTCAACAGGCGGGTTATCTTCAAGACGCTTAATGTCGTTAATGCTCATCCAACCGCCTTGAGTAGCGATAGAGAAACCTTGCATACGAGTTAGGAAGTCTGCACGAATCAAAGCATCAAGGTTAAACTTGATGAATGCTTGGTTAGGGAGCAGAACACTGTAGGCTCGCTCAATCTTTTCCACAATCGGGCGTAAAGCGTGAGTAGTGAAGTCAATAGCCAACTGTTCAACGCTGGCACGAGCCTGACTGCCGTTAGTAATACCCAACATATGCGGTGGAATCTGTAGCACTCGGCACACATCCAACACAGCGTATTCACGCGACTGTAGGAACTGGTTAGCGTCATTAGGGGTAGAGGTCTGCTTATAGGTTGCTCCACCGCTTAGAACACCAGTACGGTGCGCCTGTCGGAAACCACGATGCCTCGAATCGAAACCCTCAGCAATCTGTTTAGCCTGTTCCTTGCTCAAGTTGCCGGGGAACTCGATGATTCCCGAAGTCTGTACGCCTCCACCAAAGAAACGAGCAGCAAACGACTCCAACGCAACAGCCAAACCAAAGTTCTCTTTAAGAGCCTCGACACGACCCTTACCCTTGATAGCGCCGGGCATCAACATATCGGTTATATGGATAACCTCATAACTCGTCAAAGGCTTATCGTTCTCACCCTTGTATTTGAAAACCTTACGACCATTCTTGCCACGCACAACATCAACAAGAGTCGGGTCAAGGGCTACAAGGTTAACAATGTCGCCCGCCTTGTCACGGAAAACCCTCGTATACGAGTTACCCCAAATAAGCAACGAAATAACAATCTGTTGCCAGTGAGCAGTCGAAGCAATATCCAAATCGGGTTGCAAAACCCATTCAGGCTTTGGGCGGAACGGCACACGCTGACCATCCTTACGAACATAACAGTCCATAGGAAGGGTCGAAATAGCGTTACTGATAAGAGAAACACCGCCATAAAAAGCGGCGATAGTCAGTGACGAATCAGGCGTAACATTCGCACCCGACTGTGACTGCCAAGCAAGCGAATCACCTGCACCCCAAATGCTTTGAAACGAAATCGCACGGCTCTCACCCTGCTGACCAATCAAGCGTTCAAGCATTACTCACTCATTCCAGAAGCCAAACCAAACAACAAAATGCCGACACCAGAAGCAATAACGCCCAAAGGCAAATAAATAAGCCCTAAACCAACAGCAATAAAGGCTATGCCGAGAGCCTGAAAAATCGTAGCCTTCACGCCAACCACCTAGAAACTATAGAAAACTGGTATCAGTTCTTCTTCAAGTTTACTACTCACTGCACGGTCAAACCCTATAATGCCAGCCACAGCAGCGTCAATGCGTTTAGACGAAGCCCTGTTCTCTTTCACAATACGAACACCCAAGTTGTCCGACTTAATCACAGCGTTACTCAAATGGCGGGCAAGCAACGGGTTACCGTCATGCGTCAAACGCTTCTCAGTCACATAATCATAAAACTTGGCGCAAGCCGAAACCATACGGCGAGCAGAAGTAGACGGATACTCCACAATCGGAACACCCATCTCCGCCAAAACCTCCATAGAGCGTTGCCAACGATAAGGGTCACAAGCAACCTCACGCACCTTATAGCGACCACAAAACTCCAAAATAGTTTGCTCAACCTCTTGAATGTTCACACGCCAATCATCGCCAAGAGAATCATCCTTCTCCCACGCCTTCACCATAAACACATGAGGCAACTCGCCCTCAGCCTTCGGAATAGTCGTGCCAACAATCACAGTCGTATCGCCACTAAACGAACCATCAAAACCCAAAATGACTTCATCATCGTCAGACAAAACACGGTCACTCTGCAACGACTCCCACGAACCCGAAGGAAGCCAAGAAGTAGCAGAACTCACCCACTGATTACAACGCTTAGTACGGAACTCAGATTCAGGAGTACGGCGCACAGCAGAAGCAAAATCGGAAGCAACACAAATATCGTCATAACCGGGATTACTAGCCACCCAAGTATCAGGGTTTCTATGGTCTGCCTCCGCTGGTGCTTCCCACCACGCCATAAAAAACGAAGGGTCATCAATCTCACCCTTAGCAACCTTCTGCCCATACTGATACAACGAATACGCAATCGAATCCCTACCAGTGCTATCAACCTTCACACCAGCAGTCGTAATCGCAAAAATACCCGCCGAAATACCACCACGCGCACCACCAGCAAGCGACATAACATCAAACAACTCACGATTAGGTTGAGCATGAAGTTCGTCAAACAAAACAAGCGTAGGTGACAAACCCTCTTTACTAAACGCCTCAGCAGACAAAACACGATACACCGAACCAGTAGACGGAACTTCAATCGCATCCTTATAAACACGAACAATCTCCGACAACTCAGGCTCAGCCTCAATCATCATCTTCGCATCACGAAACACGATACGCGCTTGGTCTTTATCAGCAGCACAAGAATAAATCTCGCCACCCCTAGCACCAGCCAACAAATTCCAGATAGCCACCCCAGACGCAAGCGCCGATTTACCATTTTTACGGGGCATCCCCACCAAATTCACGGAATGAATAAACCCATTATCGTCACGAGCAAACGCATACCGCAACAATTCCTTCTGCCAGCCACGCAACCGCAACACATCACCAGCACGACCAGCAATCGTATCCTTAGTCACAACACCAAAAGTGTCAATAAACTCCGCAACCTCAAAACCAGCAGAACGCTCCAAAGCCTCATCAGCAACAGGAGTCAACCACTGCGGAGGCCAACTACTCAGCCCGCTTTGCAATCAAAGCCTCCAACTTAGACTGACGCTTAACCTCAGCCAAACCCAACCGAGTACGGTCACTAGGCGTAAACCCAAGCAACGACAAATTACTCGAAATCATACGCTCCAAATCATTCAACTGCTTAAACATATGCCACTCGTCAGGATTCTCCAAAATGTAAGACTCCAACCGCACCTTACGGTCTAACTGCTCACACACAAGTTGCAACAACTGCACATCAGTCCGACTCGAAACCCACAACTCCCCCGCATTAAAAACAGAATCCCACATCTGCCTACCAGCCCACTCCAAAGGGCGCACAGGCTCAACACGACCAC